GCTTCTACTGTTACTCTTGAACCTGGACTTTGGTCTTTAAGTAATTGGGGTGATGTATTAGTTGCAACAATTGCAAACGGCAAAACTTATACATGGGATTCATCTGCTTCAGCAAGATTATCGGTTAGAGCATCACGACAAACTTTATCTTCAGGAGCAAGTACTTTACAAAATTCATCTTATTGGACTGGAACAGGAACTTATACTTCAGGAAATACTTTAGGGGCACAAGCTAATGAAGCTGCAGGAAACCCTACCGCATCAAGAATGACTTTAGTATCTCCAACAACAAGACACTTAATTCATTTAGGTACAGAAACAACTATTGGTGATGTTGATACTCAAGATGATATGTTTGTTAGATTTTCTAATGCAGAACAATTAAACCAATACACACCACTTGCTACTAACTCTGCAGGTACACAAAGATTACAAGACGGAACTAAAATTGTTGGAGCGTTGATCGCTAAAGAAAATATTCTCGTCTGGACAGACAATGCATTGTATACAATGAAATTTGTA